GTAGTCTGCATACATCTTCGTATCCGGTTCTGCGGTGCAGATGACTATATCCTTCGGAACGACAAAGTATGTATCGTTCGTGTAATCAATCCAATCCTTGAGGTAGACCCCAATCTTGGCAACCTTGCCATTTCTATCCGTAGCAGGAACAGATACAACAGTCATCGGTCGTTCAAAGATATACTCATCCCCAATCCCTTGAATAGTTGCAATCAGAGTTTCACCGTTACGCAAGCGAACAATCTTGGTAGCGGGAGGGGATCCTTCTTTTGAGAACTGAATCATAGAACCTCCTTGATGGGAATCTTCACCATCTTATATTCAAACGATTCTTCGTTGTAGATTTTCACTCTTTCAATGAAGTGCTTCAGCGTGTGATTCTTCTTTGACTTCCAATGCAAATCATCTGCAATATCATAAAGCCTAGCCTTGTCCTTGCGCTCGGATTTGCGGAGTTGGCGACCAATGCTCTGCAAGACACGAATACGGCTCTTGGATGGAGAAGCAAAGATGATGTTTCGTAGAGACCGAATGTTGATGCCTGTTGAGAATGTGCCATAGGAAGCAACAATGATGGCGTTGTCTTCTTGCTCCGTGATTTGACGAATGTCTTCACGAACTTCGCCATCAGTCTCGCCCGACACATAGAAGACCTTACGGGTATCACCTGCATCGGTCTTTATTTTCTCAAAGAGTGGCTTGCCGTGCTTCTCAACAAACTGAAAGAGAACAAGCGTATTGCCTTTCGTGGAACAGGCAAGTTTTGAAATGAGTGAATTGCGTCCATCGCAAGAGACAATCCAATCAATCTCTTCTTGATAAGGAAGTCCCGCAACAGTCTTACTGATCTCGTCAGGATAGGTCAGGAGAATGCAGTCAATCTCAAGATTGGAAAGCAACTTCTTCTCCATCAGATCCTTGGTTGTCGTGACTTGCTTGACAGGACCAAACAGACCTTCAATTGCCAACTTGTGAGTCTGTGTTCCGTCTAGTGTGCCTGTAAGCGCAATACGATACGGGCAGTTGGTCAACTTTGTCATTATGCTTGTCAGGCTAGCCGCCTTGAACAGGTGAGCCTCGTCACCGATTACAGCACCAAACTGATCAAAGTATTCCTTGGGCATCTTGTAAATGGACTGCCAAGTAGTGATGACTATTTGCTTGTTTGGATCGTCTTTTTCCTCACCGCCAAACACTTTGTGGACAAAATCGTTGACATTCCATCCGAATGTGTCATTTGCGGAGTAATCCTTGAAATCGTTGAAAAGTTGTGTTACAAGTGAAATGCTTGGAACAACGATCAATACTCTTCGTTGCTCTTCTTTATTAGAATCCGCTAGATGCAAGAGATCTGCATAAAATCGTGCAAGGACATAGATGATCAGGCTCTTGCCGCTAGCAGTAGGCGACAGCAGAAGGCAGCGGTTTGTATTCAGGGCATGATGAATTGCATCTATCTGATGCTCATGGGGTTCAATTGCCTCGCCCCGTGCAGACAGATTCAAGCCCTTGATGATCTTGCTGACACAATCCTCGCGTGTGCAAGGCTCCACAGGATTGATGAGTTTATGGTCAACTGCAAGATGATACTTGCGCTCTTCGCAGAACTGCGCTAGGTAGTCAAGGAGACCGACATACAACAGCCCGTTCCTTGGTTGGAACATTCTGATCTTACCGTCCCAATGACGATTGCGGAATGCGGGGGTGAATCTTGCGTTCGGAACTTCAAAGGTGAAGTATTCCTGAATCTCACGGGCAATCGCAGGTTCGCATGATAAACGGGTGTAGACCGTGTTATGTCTATGAACGACAATCTCGGGCATCCCATTATTTAGGGTTGCCTTATGAGGTTGTTTTAGACGATGCCGTTCGTGAACTTTCGCCATTCAATGCTGTTCCGAATCACCCAATGGCGTTGGGCGATTCCCTTGAGGATGCCTTCTAGGTAGTCAACCTTCTCCTGCTGATACTCAATCTTGGACTGTAGATCAGAGAGTTGCTTATCGGAATCCATGTAGATCTCAAGATCGTTGCGGAGGATCTTGGATTGGAACGGTTCCCATCCCAATTCATCCAAACGCTCCTGTGACATCTTGCCTGTGTAGTATTCCCACTTATCACGGCGAAGCGTCCTGTAGTCAGCCTGTGCCTTGCGTAGGGCTAGGCGTTCGTCATGGAAGATTACGAGATACTTGTTGTGCAACTGCGGAATGCGTACAGATTCGCTGCCCAACTCAGTATCGTCAATCGGCAGATCTTTCTCTGCCATCTCTTTAATCTTGTCAAGATGCATAGTGGTCATAGTATATCACCCCCGCGATGAAAGTCAAAGGTCTGTTACGGTGTAACCTGAAACTGAAAATTTGGCAGTTGCCATCATCGTAGTGATGTCAGTTACATCATTTGCAAATTCAAGACCTGATAAATCGACAGGGATCAGACCTTTAAAATCAATCTTTCGATATGCGTTTTTCTTGTTGGTTAGCAATATGAGCGAACCCTCTTCAGATACGCCTTCATTATAATTTTGCTTGGTAATAAATTCTTGATAACCTGTATTATCAAGCATCCATTGGACAACTGAAAAGTAGTTTGAAAAGTCCTCGTTAATGAGGAACTTTACAGTCAGCGAACCAAAACTAAATGATGATTTTGGAAACTTAACAGTAGGACCGATTGCATATTCTGAAGTCAAAGCATCAGCACCGCATTCGGGAAGAGTGAACTCCTGAATGAAATAGGTCATACTTGGCAACTTCCTCAAAGAAAAAAGGAAATTGGTCGGATATGCAAGATTGGTGTTTGGCTTGCTTTCAACTGCACCAACAGTTGTACGATCAGCAACACCATAGTCTTTTTCCGTGTAAATTTTGTCGGATTCTAAACTCATGCGTTTGTCAGATTCTCGTAAGTGTAATAGGTAAATGCCATGTTAACAGTTGCAGTCATTGGAGACACATCTGTGTCATTTGTTTTGAATGCCAACTCGCTTACATTGGTAGGGAAAAGACCACGAAAAGTAATTCGGAATATGGGCTTCTTACGATTGGTCAATACAATAAGATAGCCTTCTTCGGACATCCAATTTCGCCATGATACGGTTTCACCTCTCGCAGTTTTTACAGTAGTGAAATCGTTCAATCCTGCACATTCTTTAGACCAAGTAACCAATGAATTGTAGTTTGACATATCTTCATTGATCAGAAACTTGAATGTTGCTTCACCGTGATTGACTGCTTCGGTGCTTGCCTTGAATGTTGATCTTCCACCAGGAAACCCTGTAGGCACATTGACTGTGGGATTTGCCCAACCTGGTAATGATACGCTTGTACAAAAGTATGGAAGCAAAGGCACACGCTTCAAACTGAACTTGAAGTTTGTAGGATTGGCAAGATTGGTATTGGTTGGCATTTTTCCCAAGATGCCAGCAGATGGTTCAGCAGGAATTTCGTACATGATGCCTCCAAAATGTATTTAGATGTAAAAGAACAGGAGCGGCATTTCTGCCGCTCCCATTCCAAGTGTGGGGGTAACTTGATGCGTACTCTGTATCAGAAGAGGTTGTTGACCTTAACGATACGGTAGTACTGGTTGCTACGAGTGGAGTTGGAGTTGTCAACATCAGCGATTGGCTGATTGTTGGTTCCAAGAACGAACGGATTGTTGACCATGCCGTAGCGGGTCTTGAATCCGATCTTTGGCTGGAAGGTGTTTTCACCAACAGCGCGTACCATCTGTAGCGGAACATATGGGCAGTAGAACAGACCTGCATCATATGGGCTGGAACCCTTATATCCGACACAGAAGAAGTCGGAAGCAAGAGTTGTTGAGTAGTAAGGATCAATGTAGACGCGGAGGCGACCATTGAGAACACCTGCGAAGGTGTTGCCTGTATCATCAACCTGAAGGTTGGTGGACAAGGCTGGTGCGTAGTCTAGAACACCAGACATGGCGAGAGCCGAAGCAACATCGCTGGAGCAGAGGACAAAATTGCCCTTGCCACGGCGTGTTTCCTTGGCGATCTGATTGCACTCACGCTCAATCTGGAACAGTAGACCCTTGAACTTCTCAACCGACCAACGACCGTTGGAGTCAACATTGAGGTCGAAGATACCCTTGGTCTGTGTTGTACCAGCCTTGGCACCCAACTTCGCGTTGCGATAAACGGTACGAACAACTTCGCGGTTGATTTCAGCAAGGATTTCGCTGGACAGGATGTTAGCAAGTTCGGTCTCTGCATCGAGTCCGTGAATTGCCTTGAGATCCTGTGCG